ATGGAAGAAGATTATAAATCTATGCGCGATGCCGAGCGTCACGAAGACTGGGAACGTTATGGCGAATATGGCCCGCCGCGCTATGTCCAAATTTTGCGGTTTATCCCATGGGTTCTTTCCGGCCTGCTTGTTGTTGGCGTCATTGTCTATTTTTTTGTTGAGTATGGATTCCGCACTGGACTTTTTGCGTTTTCCGCTTTCGGAGCGGTCTTTTACTCTATCCCCGTTCTCAGTGGCTATCTTTTTAGCAGCGATCACAAGGGGATGCGTGTCTTCTCCGGCCTTGTTCTCCCCCTGATTGTTTTAGCCTTATTTCTCGCTTCTATTTTCTTCTTCGGTTTTTGATATTTCAATTTCAATAAGCAGCACCCCGAGCCTCCCGGCTCGGGGTGTTCTCTTATTCTCAGCTATTCCACGGTGCCTTTCCGATGTCCTTCTCGCTGTACCCCGCGTCACGATATAGCCAGTCCTTTTGCTTCTTGTTCAGCTGCATTTTGTCGATCGCGTCCAGCACCTTCGCCTTCTTGCTTCCGTTGATGGTTTTGCCGTTCTCGTCCTTGTCGGCGGTCAGATCGGCCGTCGTGTCCTTGTACTTGGCATAGGTCTCGGCGCTGATGCCCTGCTTCTGCGCCTCCTGCGCCGCCGCATAGCTTCTCGACGAGCGGGACAGGTCATCGTGCATCCGCTCTTTCTGCTCGTTCGTCAGCTTGAGCTTGCGGACAAGCTCGAACTGCGCTGCCTCGCGCTCGCCGTCGGTCAGACTGTCGTCCTTGTCGATCTTGCGCCACTTCTGTATCGCGTCGTAGACGACCTCGCGGTCCGCGCCCATGTCGACAAGCTCCTGATAGGTCCGCGTCTGCGACGCGCTCAGTCCGCCGTCGTTCGCTGCATAGAAGTCACGCGCCTCGCTCAGCGCGTTTCTGCCAAACAGCATCGCTTGCAGCACGGTCGAAAAATCGGGATTGACTGCGTATTGCAGCCGTTCATTGTCGCCGCTTCCCTTATACGTGCCGCCGCGTGCCAGCGTCTCCGCGCCCTGCGCCGTCTTCTCAAGCTGCCGCCCGCCGGGGAGCGTGTCGCCCGCAATGCCCATGAGCTGCCGCATGATCTCGCTGCCGAACCCCTCCGTGTCGCCGGACGCGGCGTCCGAAACGGCGCTGCCGATTCCCTTTGCCGTGCCATAGATATCCGGCATCGGCAACGTCTGGTCGCCCAGGCCTAACAGGCCGGACACGTTGCGCACATACGGAACGTCGTTGCTGACGTTGTAGATCGTGTCCTCTGCCGCCGCCGCAAGGTTGAATTCGTCGTTGCCCGCATCTTCATCTGTGCCGAACAGGCGCTCGCCGGTCATCTTCTGCCACACGTCGTCGACCCACACGCCCAGCTGCTCGTTGGTGCTCAGTCCGTTACCGGACGCCAGAAAGCCCGTCAGTAGGCCCAGCACGTCGAACTGCGCCGGTGTGCCGCCGTACAGCTCCTCGTCCACGCGGTTCAGCATGAACGCGCCGAGCAGCGTGCCGACGATGATGCCCGCCAGCCGCCGCGAGGCTTCCTTCTTGCCCAGCTTCTCCTCCATCTCTCGCAGCCCCGGCCCGAAGAGATCCTGCGTCACGTGCTCCCAACTGTTCAGCGCTTCCACCTGGAACAGGTTCACCATCTGCGAAATAAGGTTTTTCGACTGGAATGTCAGCGGCGCCGTGCCCTTCGAGCGCGAGCCCATCATGTCGCGGCCCCAGCGGTCCGCCGCACGCAGGGCGTCTTTCTCGCTCTTGCCTTCGGCGAGCTCCTTGCGGTACTTGCCGCGCACCGCGATCGAGCTGACGAGGTAGTCCATCCGCTCAAGCGGCCAGAACAGCGCCGCCGTGAACTTGTCGCCCTTCGTGCTCGTCAGGTAGCGAATGCCGCGTTTCTCCGTCAGAAAGTCGCTCCTGTCGGCGAAGTCGCCCTTCGCCTTTCCGCTCGCGATGTCTCCGATCGCCTCGGCGACGTACTTCGGCCCCAGCTCGCCCGCGATCATCGGCAGCTGTGCCGTCTGGTTCAGCGCCGACGAGAGGTTCCCCGCCACGTTCGCGCGGGCAAACGTGCTCACGAGCTTGCGCCCAACGTTCAGCGACATGCGCCCGACCTCGCGCTCCATGCTGCGGTCGTTGAACAGCTGTTTGCCCGCCAGCTTGTTCGCGTAGTCATCCAGCCACGTGACAAGATCGCCGTATTTCGTCGTCTGCGTCACGTCATCGAATAGGCTGTCGGTGTACTTCTCCATCGCCTGGTTCATGGCTTGATAGCTCATTTTTGCGCTGCTGTCAATGATGCCATTTGTTTTCAGGAATAGCTCTTTCTCCTCCGCCGTCGCGAATTTCAGGTCTTCTGCCTGCTGGATCTGCGCGCTGATCTCGTCCGGCGCATACTTCTTGCGGAAGTATTTCGACGCTGCGCGCGTGCGCATGATATCGTCCGTGTGATACAGCACGTCGCTCAGATAGTCGACGTACTTCTCAAAGCCCTTCTGGATGTCATAGTCCGTGCTCTTGCCGTTTCGGTGCTGGAAAAAGGGATTGTACCGCTTGTTCGGCTTGAATTCCTTCGTCAATCCCGCGATGCTCGCTGGCAGCTTGCCGACCTCGGCGCCCAGATCAACGCCGATGGCCTTGAGCGCCCGCTCGAGCTTGCCGCTCTCCGCCTCTGGCTGGAAGTGCGGCGCGTAGCCCTTGATAAAGCCGATGGGCTCGTACCCGTGCGCCACGAGGAAGTCGTTGATTGCAGCGTAGAACTCGTTGTAGAGTCCGCTGTATTTCGCCGCCGCGTTCTCGACCCTCACGCGGTCGACCTCGCCGCTGTCGAGCTCCCTCTTCGTCTCGAGCCAGTCCGCGTATCGCTGTGCCAGCTCGCGCTCCTCCTTGCCGTGCAGACCAAACTCCTGCGCCGTGTCTTTCATCTCTGCACCGTCGAGCAGGTTTTCCGCCGCGTGGATGATCTGCTGCTTGATCTCGCTCTTGCCGACCATCTCCTCGACGGCCTTGCCCTCGATGGAGAGCTGTGCCAGCGCCCGCTCGCGCTGCGTCAGCGCCTCCTCCTTGCCGTCCTCGCCCTTGAAAGTGCGCACCTCGTCGTGCATTCGGTTGACGAAGCGCTTTCTCTCCTGCTCGTTGACGTAGACCGGCTCGAAGATCGCCTCGTTGATTTTCTCCCCTCGCTTCCAGCCGAAGATCGCGCGCATGCTGCGCTGCGGCGTGCGGTGGTACAGGGCGAAACCGCTCTCCGGCGAAATTCCCTTGCCGCTTTTCTCCTTGGTGAATTCGCCGTCAAAGTGCTCGTCGAAGAGGTCTTTCATCTTCTCTTGCAGCCTGTCGTTGATCTCCGCGCGGCGCTGCCGGATGAAGTCGGTCGACATAGATTGCTCGGCGCTGTAATAGTCGGCCAGCTCTACCACCTTGCCGCGGTTCATCGTCGCCGGGATATCTGCCTCGTCGTACAGTCCGGATGCGATGTTCAGTGCGAAATTCTGCTCCTTCGGCGTCGCGCCCAGGCGCTTGATGGCCTTGCGCGTCTCGCGCTGGATCGTCTTCGCTGCTCGGTCGTTCGCGATAAGCTGCTCAACGTTGCTGTAATCGCCCGCGCTGTTCTCGATCTTCACACCCAGCTTCTCGAGCGCTTCCGTGCCCTTGAATTCGTCCTTGCCCTTGTCGCGCAGCCGCTCGGCCTTTTCCGCCGCCTGCTGCGCACTCCTGCCGGAAAGATAGGCGTCCAGATTCGGGAATTCCTGCATGCTCGGCTTCTTGCTGCGCTCATCCTTCACGCGCCGCACGGCCTCCTGCACGCTTTGCGGCATCCGCGCCAGCTCCTTGTCCCACTCGCCGCCGTCTTCATCTTCCGCCGAGAAGCGGATATCCTGATTCTCTGTCGGCGTCTTATTATCCGCGTTCTTGAACTGGTTGCTCTCAAACGCGACATAGACCGTCGCATCATCATACTTTCCTTTGACGATGTACCCGTCGTAGCCGAGTGCCCTGCGCGCTGCTTTCGTGGTCGCACCTGCTCCCGCGCCGCTGTTGGCGACGTCTGCAAGGATCTCGGAATCGGAATCGCTGGTGCTGTAAATCTGCTCCACCGTCGCAGCGAGCGCACGGTTGTACCATGCTTTCGACGGATAGCCCATGCCGCCCGTCGGGTCGTAGTTGATGACCACGTCATCGCCGGTCGGGTCAACCGCTTTGAGCAACTTTTTGAGCTCAGCCTTTGTCATCGTCACTTCGCTATCCGACAGCGGCTTGGAGATGTTCAGATAGCCTTCCAACAGCTGCCCGCCGTCGCGCTTGTAGCCCTCGGCCATGCTGCGGTTATCGGTGAAGTAGAAACCCTGACCCTCCATGCTCCCGTGCATACTCATAAAGTCTGCCGAGAATTCTGTGAATTGTGTCTGGCTGCCGTGGTATACGGGAATCAGTCGCCCGTCTTCGTCGCGTACTTCGCTGTCCTTGAAGTATTCCCGCTGCTGCATAGTCAGCTCGCGGCCCGCACTGTCGGTCTCATCTTCCAGCGAAAACCGCGTCTTCGGCTTGACGTTCCCGCCGTTTTCAGATACACTTTCCGCAGAAGAGGCGGCACCGCCGGTATCGACGTCCTTTGCGGACGATTCTCCGGTCTTGAACGGTTCCGTCTCTTCGCCCATGATCTGCCTGCGGATTTCGTCGCCCAGCGTCGGCGACTTGACATCGCCCTGGCTCTGTGATAAAATCGCGCTCGTAAGGTCAGCAGCGTATGCCACCGGCTCGGTAATTTTAATACCGACATTGCGGAGTAACGCTGTGGCCTTATTTTTGTTTCCGGCAATAATTTTGCTGTCCTTCGCGCGCAGGCCTATCCAGTTCGCAAAGCCCTCTCTGCCATACATGGTTTTAATTTCATACGCGCTTCTGCCGTCCACGCTTCCGTTCGGGTTGATCCCGATCAAGAGCGGGGCGGCTTTTTCGCGCGCTGTATCGACTGTGCGCCCGGGAATGACCGAAATGCGGTCGCCCTCGACAATAATCATTGCAGGATCTTTCAGCATATCCGGCAGGTCGCGAATGATATCTTCTCCAATCCCGTGGGCGGAATAGTTCTTGTTCGCACCCTCTTTTCTTGTGATCTTCTGCAAATTGCGCTTGAGCATGAAGAATGGCTTGCCGCCGAGCCCGAGCGCATCCGGTGAGCCGTCGGCGCCTGTTACATAAATATCGTCGCTTCTGCCGACGGTTTTCAAATCGCCCTCGTAGAATGCGTCAATCTGCTCTTGATACGGGATATCCTGTGTGCGCTGGACACTGTACCTCTCAGGTGGTCCTCTGCTCTTTACCTCATCCACCGCGCGCAGCGTCAGGCCTTCCGGCTCGCTCGCCGGATGTTCCGCCGCTTCCGCCGCGTGTTCGATCGCGCTGACCGCCTGCTCATGGTAGCTGCTCGCCCTCTGGCCGTAGCTGTCGATGCCTGCGTAGGCATCCTCCATGATCTCTTCCCACACGTAGAGCTCGCGCTCTTCCGCCGTCATGCCGACATAACCGTTCGTCAGCGGCTCATAGCAGCGCTCATAGACTTCGTAGATGCCGCGCCAGTCCGCGCCGCCGCGCACCGTCTCCATGAAGGCGCGCACGTTTTCTTCTTCCGTGATGAGGTGCCCGACCTCGTGCTTGCCGATCTCCGACGCCGTGCGCTTCTCACCGTCCACGCGCAGCACCATTTCGCCGCTCTCGCGGTTGATGATGCCGCGCACGCCAACCGGCCCATTCTCGGTCTCGACCTGCAAAAGGCCCGTCACCATCGTCACGTGCTTCACGCCCTTGCCGCGTGCCCAGTCCGAAAAGCCGCGCAGCTCGTCGTCCCAGTCTTCCTCTGGCAGCACGTGCAGCGTCTCGTCGCTCGTGCCGCCCTGCACGCCCAGTGCCGCCGCACTCGTGAGCGGCTGCTCCCACGCGATCTCTCGGCGCCGCTGCGTCAGCTCTCGGTTTCTGCGCCGTCCTTCCGCTGTCGTGCTGCGTAATTCGCCAACTCCTCCGGCCCCAGGCTCAGAAGGTCGCCGTCCTCTGTCTCCACCGTGTAGATCGTTTTCCGCTGCCACGGCATCGGCACGCTGCCCGGTGCCTTCGGCAGGCTCAGGCCCTCCGGCATTTTCTTCCTGTCGTCCATAGATTCCTCCGTTCCGCCCCTCCGGCATGTCGTAGATCGGGAGCTCTTCGTGTGTCCGCTCGCTCATGTCTGCGCCGGGGATGGCTTTCTTTGCTGCAATGTATTCTTCGTTCGGTGCAATGTGCTGCCCGTGGATATCTGTATAGCCGTTTGTCAGCATGTCGTCCAGCAGCAGCTCCACGCGCTTCGCCGACGCGAAGTTTTCCTGCCCGTGGTTGTGGATGATCGCACTCAGCGAGCGGTCGATGTCGTCGTAGCGCACGCCCTCGTCATCCAGCAGCCGCGTGATGCGCTCGCTCACGCCGCGCTTGGTGCGGATGTATTCGTCGTCGCCCGCCTCGCGGCTCGTCCGGCGGATGAGCTCGCCGCCCTTTTGGGCGAAGCTCATCTCCTCCTGTAGGACTGCCGCCGCGTCCGCATAATAGCTGTGCAGCTCGGGGTGGTCGAACTGGAAGGCGTTCACGCTTCGCTCGCCCACGCTCGCGCTGTCGCGCCGGTCGATGTGCTGATCCTCATTCACGCGATAGATATTCTCTTTCGCGTCCACGGCCAGCGTGCCGTCTTTCAGTCCGTCTTCAACCTTCTGCGCGTTCTGCTCGTTGCTGTACTCAAGAAGATTCACGCGCTTGCCCGCGTCCAGGGCGTCCGCTTTGCCCTCTGCTGCGCCCTGTGCGGCGTTCGGCTGTGTGGGCGTCAAATTACCCTCGCCCATGCCCTGCGCGCTCTCAGGCGTCACCGCAGGCTGTGTGGGCATGGTGTTCTGCTGCCCGACGGTTGGCGCGGGTGCCGGTTCGGTGTTCTGCATCACCGCCGCGGCACCCGGCGCGCGCGGAGAGATCGGCGCTGTCGGCGCGTTCTCCTGCATGGCGCTCATGCCGCCGCCCGTCTGCACGGGTGCGATGCTCCCGCCAACCGGCGCGACCGGCGCAAGACCGGATGCGCCCGTGCCGATGCCGCCCGCACTCACGTTCGTGTAGGGGATCATTTCGCCGTAGATGCTCAGCAAGAACTCCCGCATTGCGTCGACTTCCTTCTGCGCGCCCACCACTTGCAGGTCATCCAGCGTATAGCGCATCTTGTCCATGGCATCCATGACGGACTGTGCGCCCGCCGCCTTCTGCTCCGCCGTCGCGCGCGGGTCCTCAATGATGCGCTTGGCGTAGTCGTAGCGCTCCTTGGCTGCGTCGTTCAGCTCGTTCATGTACTTCTTGTTGCGCCCCGTGATGGCAGCGGCGTTGATGGCGCTCGAGATCGCGCCGAAGGCAAAGGCCGTCAGCGCTGTCTCGCCGATAGCTTTCCAGTCCGGCGCGTAGTCTTCGTCGGTCATCGCCTTGGAGAGCTCGCTCGCGCCGGTCTCGCCCGCCGCATAGCCGACCGCCGATGCGCCGCCGAGCGCGATGTTCGGCAGGACGTAATTCTGCTTGCCCGCCGTGCGCAGCAGCTTGAGCCCCGCCGCGTTCACGCCCTTGGAGAGCGCGCCGCCCGCCGCCACGCCGAGCGCCGATACCGTCGCGCGCAGCGTCGCCTTTTCCGCGTCGTACTGCTCGCCCGCTTTGCGGCGGTAGTCCGCCGCGTTCCCGCCGGCCACGGACAGCGCGCGCCCCGCGACATCCATGCCCGGCGCGACCATGCGTTCCGCCGTCTGCAAGCCGATCTGCGTCGCCGCCGGAACGATGCTCAGTGCACCTTTTTTGATGCCCTTCGTCCCCGCTGTGCTCTCCTCGCTCAACTTTTGCGCAAAGGAATAGCCCTTGTCAGCCGTATCATACAGGCTGCTCGCCGTCTTCTCGCCGCTCTCGATGACCTTGCCGTACTTCTCGCGCTCGCTGCGCGCGATCGCAAGGGCCTCGTTCGTCTCCTTGATGTCCTGCACCGTCATCGTCGGGTCTTTCAGCGTCTTTTCCAGCGCCGCAATCTGCTTGTCAAGCGTTTCCGCTTGCCTACGATAAACTCCGCTCATCTCCGTGCCGCCGCGCCGGTCCGTCGCCACGCCGCCGAGGTTTGCAAGGTTCGCGCCCTCGGAGACAAGGCCGCTTTCAATGCCCTTGAGCACCCGCTGCCCGAAGGTCTGCTTGCTCGCCTGTCGGCTGGCGCTTGGCGTGGTCTGCTTGTCCAGCTCGTCCGCGTGCTCGGTCTCGCGCGTCGTCTTCCTGCTCGCGGCGATGCTGCGCTGCTTTTCCGCACCGGGAATCTTCGTAATCTGGATGCGCCCGCTGCTGCCGCTGCTTCCCTTTTTCTCCCCTGAATAGTCTTTTGCCGAGGGCGCGCTTTTCTGCGCGCCCTCGGGCTTGATTTGTGTGATCTTAATTGCCATATCGTCACCTCATCAGAACGTGATGTTGAATCCGTTGGCTTTCAGCTTTCGGGAAATTTCGGCCTTCTCCTCGTCCGTCAGCGCCGCGCGGTCCAGCGCCGCCGCAAACGCCTCGGGCGAATTGAACCGGTAGCCGTTCCACGTGAAAATGCCCTCGTCCGGATCGTAGCCGAACGTCATTCGCCCGCTGCCGCTGCCGGTGTAGCCGTACTCCGATGCGAGATAATCGTCGTTAAAGCCGTTCCTTTTCAGCACGTTCACGACCTCCTGCGTCAGCTGTCCGGCCTTCGCCATCGCCTTTGCGGTTGTCAGGCTCATGTTCGTTCCGCCGCCGCTCGTCCCGCCGGACCGCCTCGTGGTCCCGCCGCTTCTGCCGCTCGTCTTCGCAGCAGCCTGCGCCGCCTGCTGCTTGTAGTAGTTCTCGAGCGCCTTGACGTACTCGCTCTCGTACCCACTCTTGCCGATGAGCCCCGCGCTCGGCGACGCGCCTGCTTGCAGCATCGCGTCGACCTGCGACCGGCTGAGCTCCTGGTCCTGCTGCTGCTTTTCCTTGATCGCATCCAGCACACCGAGATAGCGGTTGTACTCCGTATTGTCCTGCCCCTGCAAATTGCCGAGGTAGTCCTGCAAGCGGTTATACTCGCCGAGGTAGTTGTTGTAGTCGAAGTTGCGGTCCGTGTTGAACTGCCCCAGCTGGTCGAGATACTTTGCGTAGTCCAGCTGCTCCTGCTGATTCACCGCGTTCAGGTCGCTCAGCTTCATCTGGTAGTCCTTGAGATACCGCTCGTATGCCTGCTGATAGAGCGTCGGGATCACGTCGGAGAGCTTCGTCGCGTAGTAGTCGCCCGCCTGCGTCGCCGCGTTCACAGCGTAAGAGCTCGGCCGGCCGCCGCTCGCGGCGCTTGCTTTCGCCAGTGCGTCCGCCGTCGCCCGCTCGCCCTCGCGCAGATACGTCTTTTTGTAGCTGCCGTACTGCGGATCCGTCTCCTTGCTCCACGAGAACGGATCTCGCTTGAGCGCCGCGTCCAAAAGCTCCTGCTGCTTCTGCTGGAAGCGGTTTTCGTAGCTCGGCGCGCTGCCGTATGTAAACGGCTTGAACGAGCCGATCATGTCGAGCGTCTCGTCGATCTTCGGCGCGTACTTGCCGTCGCTCACGTACTGGCTGCCATCCGCGCCGGCAGTGTAATTGCCGTAGCTGCTGCGCAGCTGGTTTGCCTTGGCGTTGATGAGCGCGCGCTGCTCCGCCGTCGTCGCGCCCGCGTACTGCTTCTTGAGGTCGAGCGCGCTCATGCCGAACTCAGGGTACTTTTTCGCAAGGTCGAGATCGTACTGCGAAAAATTCACATTGCTGCCGCTCGCCGCCTTTTGAAAGTCATCGTATGTATACGCCATTTTCTTCTCCTCTCTGCTTGAATTTTTACTGTGGTCCGCGCGTGCTCTTGAGCTCGCTGCCCGCGTAATACTCGCGGTTCATCGAATACACGCGGCACTCGCCCTTGCCCTCGATGCGGATGCGGTAATGGTCTGCGCGCCGCGGCACGATGGGCAGGTAATAGCTGCGCTTTCGCTCCGGTTTCAGCGTTTGCCCGGCCTGCACCCACTTCCCGTCGGAATCGAACTGCATCAGCACCTTTGCTTCGGCCCCCGCCGCGACCTCGATGCGCACCCACAGCTTGGCGATGCTCTTCTTCACGCCGTCGTAGCTCGTACTTTGGCTCGAGCCCTTTTCCGTGAAGTCGCCCGTCTCGGCGAACCACGTGAAGTCTTCCTCGTCCGTGCAGCCCTCCGGCGCGTCGAGGATGTTGCCCGTCAGCGCGATCTTGCCCTCCGCCGTCAGGAAATAGGTGTTCCCCTGATAGCGGCAGAAGTGCGTCGCGTGCGTCTTGTCCTCGATGTGCCACATGCCCTTGCGCGTGTCGTAGACGTAGAGCTTCCACTCCCCATTCTCGTCCTGCGCGCTCAGGTAGTACTTGAGGCCATCGCTCCCCGCGCGCCCGTTCTTGAGCCGCGTCTGCCCGAAGGCGTCGTGCAGGCTCTGCGGGATGCCGCCCGAGTAGATCATCACGCCGGAATTGGAGAGGTACAGCAGCCGCTCGCCCGCGATGGCGAGGCTCCCGCCGCAGCCCTTGGCGACGCCCAGCGTGGCCGAGCCCATCACCTCAAAGTTGGACGGGATGCTGCCGTACACCTTGTAGATGTGGTCCTCCTTAAAGAACACCGGATAGCCGAGGAAGCTCACGCACCCCGTGAAGTCGCCCGCGCTGCCCGTGTCCACGGCGTAGCTGTCGGTCTCAAGGCCCTCGAACACGTTCCAGTTGAAGGGATCGCCGAGCTTGCTTGCGTAGATCGTCCGGCCGTCGCAGCCCCACAGCCGGTTTTCGTTCTCACACACGTATTCTAAGTCCGGCACCGTGCGCCGAACCGTCAAGTTTCCCGTCTCCGTGTACTCTGTCGTGCCGTTGTCGCCGTCCAGCTTGAAGACGTTTTCGTAGAAATACATCTTGTCGCCGTCGATCTCGCGGATCACCGGCGTTTTGTTGTTCTCTGTGTGCTTTGTGCAGCCCGCAATCGTCACCGCGTCGCCCGCCTTGAAGTAGTCGCTCCATGCGACGCCGCTTGCCTGAATGGTGTTCGCCTCCGCGGCCTCTTCATAGAGCTTGCCGTTCGTAAACGTTAAGCTGGCGCCGCTCCACGTGCTCTCAAGGCTGCCGAACTCGCCCGATACCGTGTTGTAGTACTTCTTGTCCGGCAGGATGATGATATAGGCCCCGATGGCGACGAAGCGCTTCTCGCCCGCCGTCACGTCGCCTTTTTTCGCGCCGCCGTAGTAGAAGGCCGTGCCCTCCGCCCACGCGAGCGCATCCCACGCGAAAAGTCCGCCCGGACTGACAAGATTCTTGTAAATTTTGCGCTTTGCACGCGTCGAAAGCACGGGATAGTAGTCGCTCGTCAGGTTTTGCATGTCCCACAGCCCGCCGTCTCCGGCGCCCAGATTGTGGTCAAGGCCGTAGAATTGCAGCTGCCCGCGCTTGCCGATGCCGTCGGCATACGGGACCTCCGGCAGCTTCATTTGGCCTCACCGGCCTTTTCCGGCTCCGCCGCCTGCTTGTCCTGCGTGTCGCCCTGCGTCGGCTCCTCCGCCGCGTCGCAGATCGTCGCGATATTGCGAAGCGACTGTCGCACCGCTGCCACCACATCGACGGCATCGCCGTTGACGTTCAAAATGCCGATCAGGCGCATCGCGTGCGCCGCTTCCTGCTTGATCTTTTCATTCATGCTCTTTACCTCCAATTGGGTTGCGAATAGCTCCCGTAATTGTTGACCGGTCGAACCGATAGCCAATTTGTGTTGTAATACGTCCCAATGTTGACGATCGCGCGGTATCTCTTCCAGTTTGGGTTATAATACGTCCCGACGTTGATGACCGCCTTCGCGCTGCCTCCGCTGCCGCCGCCGCTGTACGTCGTTGCCGTGCCGGAATCGCTGTAATCTGAGACGATCCACGATCCGCCCCAGTAGTACATGTTGCATATCCATTCGTATGCCGTGCCCGGTGACAGGCCTGTAATCGTGCCGACAAAGGTGCTCGTCCCACCGCCGGCCTCGCTCGAATCGAACGAGAACGTCCCGACGCCCGTGATGCGGATGTCGATTGAGCGCTTATACGTGTAATCCGACGCGCCGCCAGTAAACCGTGCGTAGACGCTGAGCTGTGTCCCGTCTCCGTCGACCGGTGACAGCGTACAATAAAAGCTCGCCATGCCTTACTCCTCGATGAAAAACACCGTGCCATACGGCGCGCGGCTCGGCGGCGAAGCGCCGAACATGTAGTTGCCGCTCAGCACCAGATAGCCGCCGCCGAGCGAGACGACAGGGTAGTCGCTGGCATCGTCTTTTCCGATCAATGCAAACGGCCCCAGCTCGGATTCAAGAAAGATATTTCCCGCTGCGTGCATCTTCATGCCACCATAGGTCGCCGTCAGACCGACGCCGACCTGTCCCGTGCCGGTATAGGCAAGATCCATGCTGCCGACAGAGGTCTCCCCTGCCAGTAGACTTACGCTCCCGCCGCGCAGCGCGCCCGCCGTCAGCGTGCCATCGATGTTGACCGACTTGACGTGCAGGTCGACCGTTCCTGTGCTCGCGATCTGCGCGCCGTTGTAATTGAGCTTGAAGATCGTGCCGTTCTCGCCACTCGTCGCGCCCAGTGTGAAGCCGGTCGCGCTCTGGTCGAAGATGCTCTGCGCTTGCGTCGCGTCGATCTTGGTGCTCACCGTCGCGCGGATGCCGTTCACGTCCGCCGTCAGGTTTGTCACGCTGCCGTTCAGGTTCGAAATGCTCGCCTGCAACCCCGTCGCCGTCGCTTGCAGCTGCGTGATGTTCCCCTCGGCGTCGCCGATGCGCGCGGCGAGCCCGTCTGCTCTCGCGCCGAGTTGGGTAATGTCGCCCTTGGCGTTTTTGATCTCTGCCGCAAGGCCGTCCGCCCGTGCGCCGAGTGATGTAATATCTCCCTTGGCGTTGCGGATCTCGGCCGCGAGCCCGTCTGCCGTCGCGCCCAGCTGCGTGATGTTCCCCTCGGCGCTGCTGATGCGCTCGCTCAGCCCTTGCGCCGTGATGCTCAGCTCATTCACGTTCTTGTTCGTGTCCTCGATCTTGGCATAGATCGGTTCGCGAATATTCTGCAAAAAGCCGTTCATCGCCGCCTTGTTCATGTTCTTCAGGTCGAGGTTCCTCAGCGTGTAGCGCAGCTGCTCAACGAGCATGAAGAGATAGTCCTGCATCGTCTCGATCTTCTCGCCGTCGCTCTCTTTCTGTGTGAACGACGGGAAATTCGTGTCGATGTATAGCCAGTTGGAAGGCATTCCCTCCTTCCCTCCTTTCTTCCCGGGCGGGAGAGCGTTCGCGCCCTCCCGCCCCGTGCTTTACTTCATCGTCGCGAGCTTCTGGACGAGGTCGTCGCCGTACTGATACGCCGAGAGGTAATCCATCGTGCCGTCCGTCAACCCCGCGCGCTTCTGAAGCTGCGCGCGGTAATCGGGCGCCGTCAGCTTGCCGTGGAATTCCTGTTCCCACTTGCCCGCGTTCTCCTTGCCGGACCAGTACGCGGGGCACAGCTTGCCCGTCACGTCGAAGTGGCGGATGACGTTGCTCGCGGGGATGTTGTACTTCTTCATCAGAGCTTTCGTCAGCGCAAGCGCCTGCGCGACGGTCTTCGCGCTTGGCGCGTAAACGCCGTCCTTCTTCGCGTCGCAGATTTCAATGCTGATGCTGTTTGCGTTCAGGCAGCGGCCGTGCAGCGTCCCGCCGCCCGTCCGCGGACAGGACGGGTACTTCTTCCCGCCGACCGCCCACGCAACGCGCAGATCGTCCACGCTCTGTACGATCTCCTTCTCGTCGACAAAGTAGTGCGCGCTCGTCTTCACGACGTTCGATGCGTAGTATTTGGCGTTGTTCATCGCCGTGTCGCCGTCGTTGCCCGTGTAGTGGATGACGATGTAGCGGATGCCGCTCGCCGCGCGCGTGCCGCCGACGTTCCCCGCGTTCGCGGGATATTTGCGGATATTCACACCGCTCACTCTCCCTTCGCGTTGCCTGCGGCGTTCTGTGTGCCGAAGTAGAACGCGATGACCATGAGGTACACGGTGTTGAATTCCTGCGTCACTTTTGACTGTACGGTCAGCGCGCAGAAGGTCGCCGTCAGCGCAATCGTCACAAGGCTCTTCACGCTGAGAAGGTTTGCGATTCTCTTGTTCAGTAATTCGTTCATGTTATTCGTCCTTTCCCTTAATTTTGATTCCCGCCAGCAGCCCCAGTTCCGCCGTCCACGCCGCGAACCATGCGACCGTCAGGCTATCCGGCACTACCTTGTCATGCGCAGTCAATACGAGCACCGCAATGCAGTACCAGCAGAGGTTGATCACTGCCGCGATGACGTACTTGTCCCGCTTTTTCATTCTGCCCCAGTGCTCTTTCAGCTTCTTCATGCCATGCACCACATCCATAGTTCGCGGATGCCCTTAATGGCCACAGCCACGCCAAGTAGCGAAGCAGCGACCACAATGATGGCAACTGCCACCTCGGCAAAATCATCCATCACGCCACGCCTCCCGTGATCAGCCACGCTATGAACGCACCCACCAGCGCCGCAAGCAGCTTGTCCACGATGCTGTCCCATCGTTTCCCCGCCTTGCCTGTCATGGTCTTCACGTCCTCCTTGATCTCCTTCACGTCGCCCTCCACGGTTTCCTGCTTGGTAGCCAAGACCTCGACCGAGGTCACGAGCCTATCAAGCGCCACCTGATGCTCGGTCAGTTCGTTGATTCGGTGAGTGTTGCTTTTGCACCGAGATTCGATCAGCGCGATTGCCGCATCGTCATAATGCTTACCGTTGTCCATGTTCCCCCTCCGTTATCCTGTCATGTCCCATAATTTCGTTTTCTCTCCCCATACTCATTCAGCACCTCATCCAGCTCCGCATCTTCCAGTGCTGGGAAAAAGGTTCTCGAGAAGAATAATTCCGCATAGGCGGCCTGCCACAACAGGAAGTTAGAGAGCCGCATTTCTCCACCCGTTCGGAGGATGGCGTCTGGTGTCGGGACTTCGCCTGTCAGCGCCACATCTAATTCTCGCTCTGTTCTCGCCCCGTGCTGTACAGCGCGGGTGATGGCGTCTCTCCCGCCGTAATCTGCGCAGATCGTCAGGGTCAGGGCGTCACCTTGCTTGGTTTCCTCTTCCATCGTCTCCATGTCCTCTACGAGATCTTTCGCCAGACGATCCCGCCGACCCGCAAAACGCACGCGGATACCACGGGTTACAAACCATTCACGGCGCTCCCGAAAATACCATCGAGCAAGATCCATGATGTGATCTACTTCGCCGCTCTCGCGTCCCCAGTTTTCAGTGGAAAAACAGTAAAATGTCAACATCTTCACGCCGCGCGAGATAGCCCACTCACAGCAGCGCTCGATAACATTCAACCCCTGCGCGTGCCCTGCCTCTTTTGACAGTCCCTGTGCAGCCGCCCAACGTCGATTTCCGTCGGCAATGATGGCGAGGTGCCTCACAGTGCCGCCACCTCCTCTGCAATACAGCGGAGCATCTGCTGGGCATGATCGTCACCGGATACTGTGCAGTCTGCCAGATACGTTCGTGCCAAGTCACGTGCAGCGCGCGCTTCCAGCAGAGTGCAAACTCCATCGCCGTCTCGCAGGTCATCCATGATCTGATAGGCCACGCCAAGCCCCATGCCATACCGCGCAGCCGCATCCTCCTGACTGCCGGAAGCACCGGCTGCCATAGCACCAAGAACGCAGGCCGCGTCCGTGAGTGCCCCAGCTTTGCCCGCATGGATATGGAGCAAGGCATCCAGCTCTGCTGAGTATCCAATCGCTTCCCACGCCTGCGCCTCTGCCATAGCTGCCGCAGCGCTGGACAAATAGGCGACTGCACGAGATTTTTGCTCCGATGGAAGATCGGACCCGGCGATTACACCAAACGCCGCCGACAGCAGGATGTCTCCGGTAAGTACGGCGACAGCCTCGCCGTGGGCGGTATGCAGCGCAGGTAATCCCCTACGCTCCACCGCCCCGTCCATGCAGGGGAGATCGTCGTGGATTAGGGACATGGTATGTACCAGCTCCACAGCGACCGCCATAGGCAGGGCATCCTCCGCGCGTCCTCCAGATGCCTCGCACCAAGCCAAAGTAAGGATAGGCCGGATGCGGTGTCCGCCGCTCAGTAAGGCCAGCTCCAACGGTTTACGCAGATGCTCAGGTGCATTTTCACACCAGTTCTTCAGTGCAACCTCGATCATGTCTCTATACCGCTCCACGGTACACCTCCAAATATTCCGCCTTGCGCGTTGCCCAGCTAAAGTCTTTTTGCATACAAGCCGCTCGCTTGGTTACAAGTGCATCTGGGTTTGCATACAAAGCCGCAGCCTCCGACACCGCTCCCGCCACGCTATCGCGCACCAGCACGGCGATCTCCTCGTCCATGTTGTCCGCCAAGCCACCGTTGAGCGTTGTGATCGGGATACATCCATATCTGCAAGCAGTCATCGGCATCAATCCGCACGGCTCTGCAACGGATGGGGATAGATAGAAGTCCGCCCCGGCCAGCAGCGGCACCGCCTGCACCGCAGACGGCCAGCGATCCACCCACAGCACGCCGTCATCGCGTGTCAGCTTCGCAAATTGTTCCTCATACTGCTTTTCACCTTTGCCGATCATCAGTAGGAACCCGCCGCTGTCTCGGATGGTATGCACCGCGTCCAACACGCCATCAACGCCTTTATCCCGTACCAAACGGCACATCATCAGATAGATGCACTTGTCAGATGGAATTCCATAGGTACGGCATAGCCGCTCCTTGCAAATAACCTTGCCGGTAAAGTCCTTGGCGCTGTATTTTGCCGGGATCATCAGTCCCTTTTCCGGCGCAAAGACGGGAGCCAGAATCCCATTTGTAATACCGCGGAAGTTGATACTCCTAAGCGTCTGCGCCAGCTTATCATCACCATCCATCAGCTCTTTGGCATACGCCTTGGATACCGTTGCCACCGAATCGTAATTTCTGAGCGCGTCCTCGCGCCCTCGCACAAAGTCCGCCTGATCGATGGTGTACACGCACCGAGGAGGACGCTTCGGCAATGCCGTTAACAGTTCCGGTGCGGCGAAATTGTGGAGCACGTCCGGCGCAACTGCTTCTGCCACCGTGCCCAGTCCATCTGGCCAGTGACGTAAAAGATAGTAGTCCGCACCGAACAGACGGCAAACCCGCACGCCATCGGAAAACTGCCTCAGATTTGCAGCCATCTGCGCCCATACACCGTTCCCATCCGGGCATACAACGGACACGGCATAGTCCTCAGTCAAGGCGTTGCCCAGACTGTCCACCACCTCCGCGACGCCGCTGCGGGCACATCCGCCCAAAATGCTTTCATCGCTCACCAGCATCAGCTTTTTCACAGCAGACCACCCCCTAAAATCTCCATCAGGTTCTTTTCCGTAAGGGATTCAGCCATGTCGATTGCCTGCTCCACCGTGGCGTTTGCCAGCAAGGGGCGGTTTGCAGACGCGTCACCGGATAATAGCTGATTTGCCCAATAAGAGCCACGCTCGACCCAGATGCCAAACATCTCTGCTCGCTCTGCCACCGGTTCCACGGACACCAGCACCGGTGTACCGCCGTCCAGTCGCTTGGCATGATCTCCAATGCGCCAGTTTTTGAGCTTTTGCCAAAAGCCCTGATCGACATTGTAAAAGCGGTGCTCATGGATTTCGTCGATGGTAGTCTCGTCATCAAAATGATACAGCGTGTGGCTTGGCGACCATATTCCTCTCGCCAGTCGCAGGATGCGGGCAGGGCACATATCGCCGCCAAGTACCATTTCGGTGCCGGTCAGCTCGTCCAACCGCCTCTCCGTCCTATCCGCAAGGGTGATTAAAGTATCACCGGACAAGCACTCAGCTTTGTACTCTAAAACATTTACACTCAGCGAACTATTTGCGACGTCCGTACCTGCTTTAATGCGGAATTGCGTCGCCGGATAGATGCCACTTGCGTGCAATACGCCATCTGGGCTGACGCTGATAGGGTCGGATGGCTGACGGTATGTGCCGCCGTCATATACATATAGTTCTACGTTTGCCAAGTCAGGCGGGCCGGATAATTGCACGTTCATATAACTAACCGCGCCGCTGCCAGTTACCTCTGCTTCGGCTTCAAAATCCACGGTTATTGTATACGCCTTCGGTGTATCCGGCTCAGGCTCCGGTTTCGGGTCGGGATCAGGTTTTGGGTCGGGACTCGGGTCAGGCTTGTCCGGTTTTTTGTCGATGGACATTTTGGCGTTGGTCGAGCCGAATTCCAAAGGCAGCGTCGCCCACGCATATATAATGCTGTCGGCATCTAAATGTATATCGCAGCCCCAAATGCCTGTGTCGTCCGCCTGCGTATGACCAATATCTCCGCTCAGTAACGCATTTGCCGTCAACTCACCGGGAACCGCCGATAGATGAACTGTTACAGATACGGGAATTACAGTGCCGGTAATGTGTTGGTCTCCGGCAGTAACCTTAGTGTTATCAAAAACATAGCCAGTAGGCGTACTTGTGATTGCGGCAACAAGCATTGCTGACTTCGCTGTCTTGTCCTCTGCGATAGTCACCAAGCCCTGTTTAGAACGGAGATTACCTTGTTCGTCCTTGTATCCAAACACATCGCCAGCAGAAACACCGTCCAGCAGCAACGACCCTCTTGTAATCATACGATCACCTCACATATTTCCAACGACCAGAATAATGTCCCCTGGGGCGTATTGTGTGAAATCAATTCCACTTGGGTCAAACGAGTCGCTTCCAGTATCAATGATTTTGATAGAAGATGCGCCAATATCATCTGGCAGTAGGCGCTTGTCCAGCTTCACCGTCTCCGGGGTAAGGTGGGTCAGCGTCACGGAGACATTCTTTGCCGCCAGTTCCTCCGCTGTCAGCCCAAAGGCTGCTTTTAGCATTTCCCCGGTGCCGTCGGTGGGGATCAGACCAAGATGCGATTCGCCGCCTTCGGACATTACACCGAGCAGATACCCATATTTCGGCACAAATGATCCGGTGCCAGATTCAGAGGCTGCGAAATCCACATAACTGTCGCCAATTATCGTAGCGGTGACACCATCTACTGTCTCCGTAAATGCAGTGAGTTCCACAGTAGTGCCCTTAATGGTCAGCCGGTATTTTTCTCCGGCTTTCATCGGTTTTCCGCTGTAGTTTTTTCCAGCGCCAATTTCTACAGACACAGCATCCATCAAAGTTTCTTCGATGAATTTCCCCGTAAAGAAACAAGGTCGGTTAGCAATGTACCCAAGATGGTTCGGATCGTTGACCGCATAATCTGCATCTGTCATCCGCACTTTGCCAAGATTGATTTGTGGCATTTAGTTCCCTCCAATCTCTACACCATACCGCTCAAACATAGCGCGGATGGCGGGGTTACGCAGCAGTTTCTTTCTCTGACCTTGATTAAGGTCGGAGTAGACTGCCTGTAGTGCATCCTTGACCTCCTTGTTATAAGCGACGACGCGATCTCTCAGCTCACTCATGTCGTCACCCCCGTCAGCAGCGCATCCAACGCTTCACGCAACTCGGCATTGTCCTTTTCCAGCGCCGCAATGCGTTCCTCGGGAGTAGGCTCGGGCGCGGGCATTTCGGTTGTAAGTTTTTCAAACTCCGCGACTTCTTCCGCTGTCATGTCACGGATTATGCCGTTTTCACAAATTTTCATGCTCGTCATTTCCTCCCATACAGTAATATCTTTCCGCCTGCAATTTTGTATGTCGCGTGACCGGAAAGTTTTACGCTTGTAATACTGTCTCCGTCAAACGGGATTGCGTTATACATCGTCGTCAACCCCCCCATAGCATAGTTTGTTGGAGAGTTTGCATTAGGAAAACAAACGTGAACCCATCCGAATGGAAACGTCAAAATCTTGCCCCAACCATTAAATTGCCCGCCTTTTTTGGAATACTCCATACCGCTGAATTGTGGACGGCTGTTATTGATAGAAATTGTTATACCAGAGTTAGTCTCAGTACTGCCAACCAAGCTTACTTTTCTGTACAGGAGTTCTTTATAATTTGGGAGGTTTTTGTATTCCCACACGAAAACATCGTTTGCGGCATCAACATCGACATCGATTTCCGCGATCTTTTCCCACGTTTCGGCTCTCGCGGCGTCCACCGTCTCCCACGCAGTTGGCTTTCCCTCGGTGTCCACGGCCTTGACCTTGACAGTTTGACCCACGATGGCGGCGGTTAGGCCAAGAGAGATATCAGTCCCGCCGGACGGGATATCCACCGGCTCCCACTTGGTTGGCTTGCCGTCGGTGTCCACCGCTGTGATTTTAGCGATTTGCCCGACCTGTGCGCCGGTTACGTCAATGCCGGGATCTCCCTTCTCCCCTCGCGGGCCGGGAACGCCTTGCGGACCTTCTTTGCCCTGTATTCCTTGCACACCGGTGTCTCCCTTTTCTCCTCTCGGGCCAGAAATACCTTGCGGGCCTTCTTTACCCTGCGGGCCTTGCGGACCTGGGTCACCCTTTCCGCCCTTGACGCGCCCGAGATTGATCGTGTCCCCGTCCGCCGTGGTCAGGATCAGGTCGCCGTCATTGCTAATGGCGTACTGCGGCGGTTGGTCTCCCTCGTAGGTCAGGATCAGGTCGCCATCGTCGTTGACGGAAAACTGATATGCGCCAAGACCGCCGCCTGTGTCGCCCTTCGGGCCCTTGAGGTTCACGGTCTGCGGATTCGCCTTGCCGCCGTCGTTCGTCCACGACAAGTCGCCGTCGTCGCTCATACTCGGCGTGAACGTCACGCCGTCCTTACCGGCGGCACCGTCTGCGCCCTGCAAGGGGCCGTTGTTGATGAACTCGCCGGTAATACCGTCGAAAATGTAGATGTCATAGGGCTCTGCCGTGCCCACGCCGTAGGCATCGCCTGCCGCTGCGGTCGCTTTCTGCGCGGCGTCGAGCGCAGCCTTCGTGCCGTAATAGCCCAGCACCTTGAAGCCGCTGCCGGTCTCCCCCTTGGGGCCGATCGGTCCGGTCGCGGCAACGCCCGTGTCGGCAAAAGCGCCCGCCGTGGCGTCCCACTTGAACCAGTTGCCCGTGGTCTCGTCGACGTATGGCATCTTGGAAACCGCCGTCTCCGCATCCGCCGCCGCCTGCAAGACCTCATCAACCCAGCTTTGATAGGCTGCGGGCGGCTCGGTCGTGCCGTTTGCGCTCAGCGACGGTTTGACCACCGTGCGCCACGTCCTGCTCTTGGCGATCACGCCGCCCACGATGTAGGTGAGCTCGGCCATGCCCTCGCCCGCCTTTGCAGTGTCGGCGTTGCTCAGCGTCCAGATCACGTCACCGTTCTCGCTCTTAAGGCTCGCGGGATACGGTGCGCTGTCGCCCTCGCGCAGCACCGTCAGCGTGAAGACGCCCTCGCCGTACAGCCGCGCCCAGCTGTCCGCAAGGCCGCGCCAGACGATCCTCTGCGCCTCGTTCTCTCCCTGATGGCCCAGCGGCAGATACGGCAGCTCGCGCACTTCAATCTCTCTCATACGATCTCGTACCCCCTCTCGTAGCCCTGCGCCGGTTCATGCGTCCTGCCCCAGTAGCGGGCAAAGTTGCCGTAGGCCTCGTTATAGAGCTGGCTCGAATCGGCATACCGGCTGTACTCGCCGTTCTCCGCATCGATCTTCGCCTTGAGGTACAGCACGTACAGCTCATCGTGCGGGGCTTTCACCAGCAGTTCTTCGTCCATGCCGTCCGGATAGCCGGTCGCCATGATCTGCTCGAGCTCTTCCGGCGTCGCCAGCAGCACGTCCGCCGCGATCCTGCCCTCGAGCGCCTTGAGCCATTCGAATTTTTCCTCTTCGGGAAAGGCATTCGGCTTCGCCGTGTCGGCGCGCTGCATCGCTTTTCTCGGCGTCATGTTCTTCTCTCCTCTCTCAATGATGGATAAAGGCGGGCGCGGGTCTTGTCCCACGCCCGCCTTGGGGTTATTGCCTTAGAGCGAGTTGCCCGCCGCGATACCGCCGATGGCGGCAAAGCGCCAGTCGTTGAAGCACGCGTTGAAGCGGCTGCGGCCGCGCCAGACGTTCGCGTCGGTGTTCTCGTCGATGGTCGAGCGCGCCTCAAGCTGGATGCGGTCATTCCACACCGCGCCGCCGTAGGTCTCGTTGTACTTGCTGTCCAGCAGCACCCACGGGGAAACGCCGTTTGTGATGTAGTGGTTCAGGTGCGGCCACACGATGACGTTCCAGCGGCCGTACTGATAGTTGAAGGCGTTGTTCGCGCTCACGGGGTCCTTGTCCGCGCCGATGGCCGCGAATACCGCCTTCTTGAGGTCGGCGTTCTCGGGGATGAGGATCGTGTCGGGAGCCACGTCAAGGATCTCGTCGTTGTCGCCGCGGAACAGGTGCATCTTGGTCTCGAGCTTGCCCAGCGTGTCCACGCTGAACGCATCCTTGAAGCAGTTGCACTGCTTGTCGCCGCTCACCTTGGGCACGTGCTCCTTGGCGAACAGGTTGCTGCCGTCCGCGCCCGTCAGGTCGAACTTGACGCCCTTAAAGGTCACGCTGCCGTTGCCCATCATGGCCGCGCCGTACAGCGCCGCGCCGAAGAGCTCGCGCGTGCGCTTGTAAGAGGTCATAAAGGCCGCAGGCTGCTTGCGCATGTCGAGCAGCTTTCCGTCCTCGATCATCTCCTTGGACACGCTGAAAGAATCCTTCCACGTCTGGTACTTGAGGAACTTCTGGTAGCCCTCCTGCATGCCGTCCAGCGGATAAGCGCCGTTCTCGCCCACGGGCTCAAAGCCGCTCATGGCCGTCAGCGTGGTCATCACGTCGCCATAGTTCTTGGAAGAACCCATCAGGAACAGGTTCTTGAGCACGCTGTTCTGCTCAAATTCCTCGCCGCGCTTTTCAAGGAACATCTTGATCGGCGCCTGGCAGTTGCCGTAAACGCTGTTGTTCAGGTTGCTCGATTCCGAAAAAATGATTTTCATTGCTTACTTTCTCTCCTCTCTTCCGTTTTCCTTAGACAAAGCGGCCGCGGATCATGCTGCCCGCTGCCGTGCCCTCAAGGCTCACGACCTCGAACGTGCCGGGCGCCGCCGCATCCGATGCGCCCGTGACGTACTTTGCCTTGAGACCGCCGCTCGCCACCTGGATCTTGGTGCCGACCTTCACGGCCGCTGCGGCTGCCGCGAGCTCGGTCTCAAAGGTGTACTTGCCCTGCACGCGCGTCACCGCGAGCAGTTCGCCCGCGGCCACCGTGCCGCTCTGCATGCACACATAGGGCGGCGTGGTCGCCTGGTCGGCAGAGATCGCCGCCAGCTTGCCGTCCGTCACGTTCAGCAGCTGACCGACCTGATACGTGCCTGCCGCCGCTTCGATGTACTCAAACGGGGTCATTGCCCCGTCCGTCGATTTGATGGGAATAAACATTGCGTTCCTCCTTGTCTTGTTAATTTCTGTTCTTCTCGATCCACGTGCGGATCTCCTCGTCCGTCGCCGTGGGATTGAAGATGCGGAAGCTCGCCAGCTCCTCGCTCGTCACGACCTTGCCGCCCGCGCCGCGGGATGCCGCCGCGCCGGTCAGGTGGTCCTTGCCCCTCTGACCCGTCAAGGCCTGCGCTCTCGCCGCCTCGGCCAGCGCCTTCTCGCGCCGCTCATGCGTCGAAATGAGGTAGGCATCGTAAAACGACATGCCGCTCTTCACGCGCGCGTAGAATTCCTCGCTCTCGGGCAGCTTCAAAAGATCCTCCACGCCGTTCACCTCGGGCTCGAGCGCATGGATCTTCTTGATCTGCTCGTCGATGGCGCGCTGCATCTTCTCCTGCTCCGCCGCGGCCTGCTCGCGCTCATGCGCCGCCACGATCTCGGCTGCCCGCTTGACGACAGGATTCTCGCTGATCGCCTCATTGAGAGATTCCTGCGTCAGCTTCCCGGCCTTGAGGTCGCTTTCGAGCTTCTGCTGCTTGAAGGACTTCGACCATTCGTCAAACTGCTCCTTCGTCGCGATGGGCTCACCCGTGATCGTGTTCTTGAGCCCCGCACTTTCAAAAAAAGCCTTCCACTCCGCGGCCATCTTCTCGCTCTGCGCCTTGAGCGCCGCGTCCACCGCGGCCTGCTGCTCGGCTCTGCGCCGCGCCGCCGCATGAGCTCTGCGCTCGTCGGGGGTCTGCTCCTTCTTCGTGCCCTCCGCATCGTTGTTGTCTTCTGCGCCTTCCGCGCCGTCCTGTCCCTCGGGAGCGGTTACGGCGTCCTCTGCGCCCTCGTCGCCCGTCGTGCCGGTATCGCCGCCCTCCGGCGTGCCGTTGGTCTCTTCTGCGGCCGGGGCAGCGGCGCCCGGCTCGTTTGCGCCTGTGGGCTCCTGCTGCGTGCCTGCCTCGTCAGGCGGCACCGTCAGGCCCATCGCTTCAAAGACGTCTTTTTCCGTGAATCCCATGTTCTCTTCCTCTCTGGCATTTTTCCGCGTTGCCCTGCGAATAGCCGCCGCCTTGCACGTGCGGTGTCCCCTTGCGGGGGATAATCATGTAAAGCGCTTCCGCTTGCCTTACTTCTTGCCGGTTCTCAAATCGGAGCCGGTATGAATAACGCCCTTCTTCGCGTCGGTCTGCTGGTTCGGCGCTTTCACGACCTGCGTGCCGCCGTTCTTGATTCTGCCGACGTAACCGCTCTTATCGCTCATGCCCGCGTCCTCCTTTCCTTCGGATTCGGCATTTTCCCGCTGTTGCCATGCGCTGCGCAGCCGTTGGCAGCTCCGCTGCCTTACGGATGCGGCGTCCCCCTTGCGAGGGCTGCGCAGCCGTTGGCGGCTCTGCTGCCTTACGGATGCGGCGTCCCCCCTTGCGGGGAGACTGTATGCTCTGCGCGCCTTCTTTCGCGCCTTTAGCCTTTCTTACTGCGGAATGTAAAGTTCTTCCACTTGTCCGCCGCTCGCGGCATTCATGGCGTCCTGCTGTGCCTGCGCGTCGATCGCCGCGGCCAGCTCATCCGGCACCGCCGCGCCGCCGCCCGGCATATCGCCCTGCATGGCCGCCTGCTGCGCGGCCATTTCTTCCTGCCGCTGCGCCTTTTCTTCGAGGTGCTTTTTCGTCTGCGCCGCGCCGGGGTAGTGCAGCTCCTCCATCTTCGCCCAAAACAGAATGAGCGTTTCAAGGTCCGTCGGGTCGCCGAAGGCCCTGCCCTCAAGGTTCTGCCGCGTCTCCTGCCACATTGCCTCGCGGTTGCTCGCCAGCGGCGCGCTCGTGTCGCACGAGAAGAGGAACTGATCGTTCCAGTGCAGCTCTCCGTCTTCGCCTTCTTCGAGGAAGTCATAGCGGTTGAACTCCTCATACATCGTCTCGCCCGTGCTGTCCTTATACGTCACCGGCCGCGGCTCGTCCGAGTACGCCAGCCAGAATTTGAACATCGTTTCAAAGAGCTCGGCGTAGGCCGCGTTTTTCATCACGCGCTTGCTCTCGAGACGTCCCGCCGCCTGCGCAGCGGAGAACTCCTTCGCCTTGCCGCTCGTTGCGGTCGTGTCCTGCCTTCCCTGAAAGCTGTCCGTGATGCCGATGATCTGCCGCGCCTCTTCGTACACCTGCGTGAGATACGTGAGCTCGTACTGCAAATTGCCCGAAAAATCGTAGACGTCGATGAGGCTTTTGTCGCTCGGCTTTCCGATGTACCAGCGCTCGCCGTCCTCGGGATCGGTGCGCAGATCCATCCGGTCGGGGAGCGTGATGCGCGTGCCTGCCTTCATCAGTCGGTCGATGATCTTCTGCTCAATGCGGTTGCTCGTGTTCTGCTGGTCGCGGATCATGTCAACATCGCTGTTTCCGAGCAGCTGGCCGAAGACGCTCACGCTGCGCTGCAAGATGATCGGGTAGCGGTCCGGCCGGTAATACGGGATGCGCACCGGCGCCTGAATCGGCAGGCCGTTTTCGTCCACCGTCTCCTGCATCCCGCCGACAAACGTGCCGTCGCTGCGCTGTACCGGCGCATAGAGCTCTTCGAAGTCCTGCGTCTTGCTCTCCCAGTCCTTGCCGCCGCACCACGGGCACGCACCGCCTGAGTAGGCCGTGCCGTTCACCTCCTGCCCCGGCAGCGGCTTTACCTTGCCGCAGCTCTTGCACACAGGCTGCCTGCGTGCCTGATAGTCCTTGAGGTTTTCAAGCTCCGTGTCGTTCACCCACGTGTAGCGGTCGATGCCGCCGCGCTCGTTGAGCTTGTAGCCGATGTAAAGCGTCAGGTTTCGGTTGCTCGTGGAGCCGTCGCCGCCGCGGACATCCGGCTCGCTCTCGCCCTCGTTTTCAAGCAGCACGCCGTAGCGGCGCTCGACGTAGCCCTTCGTCGTCGGCACCTTGACGATGAAATAATCCATGTCGGCAATGCCCGTGTAGACGTTCGGCTGCGGTGCGAACTGCTGCGGATGAATGAGCGTCACGTTCACCTCGCCGACGGTCGTGCTCGTGCGCTTCGTGTTGTCCCACTCGACCAAAAAGCCCACGCCGCCCTGAATGGGCACCGTCCGCTCGGCCAGATCGTTCAGTGCCTCAAACGGGAGCCGGTCGAGCTCGTTGCGCAGAAAGTGCTCGATCACGTCGGCCAGGTGCTCGTCCTTCTTGCGCCGCGGCGTCACCTTCGGCTGCGGAATGCTGCTCGATACCTGGCTTTCGATGTTCTCAAACGTGATGTTGCGCACGTGGCTCGTCTTTTTCAGCGTGCCGTCGCGGTGCGTGTCGCCGGGGACGAGCGGCTGCATCGTGCGGTCCCCGTTGTAGACCGCCTCGCGCTCGTTCATTTTTTCGACTTCTTTCGACCACTTGGCGTCGCTCTCACCCAGCCTCGCCTGCCACTCGCGCAGCTCCTCGCTGATCGTGCTTGTCTTTGCTTTTTCTTCCATGTCTTTTCTCCCTCTCATCGCGGCTCGCCCCAGAGCGCCAGCATTTCTGCCCGCTCGCTCTCGCTCGCGCTGTTGTAGTCCTCCCACATGTCCGCCGTCCAGCGCGTTTTCTTCGTGCTGCCGCCGGTCTTGATCTCCATCGTCTGCTGCGGCCGTGCGTAGTGCGCGATCGCCAGCGCCATCACGCAGTCGTCGTGCGCGCCCGGCTCGGCCTCGCCCTGCAGGTCTTTCTCCCGCCGCACGAATGTCAGCATCTCGAGCAGCGTGTCGCGGTCGTTCACCGTGCTCATGCTCTCGCGCAGAATGCGGATGAGCTCAGACAGGATCACCGGCCGCGTCAGCCGGTTTGTCTGGAAGCCGAAGGCGTGCTTGATCTTGCCTGTGAAGTCGTCCTCCACCTCGCGCACGTACAGGTTGCGGTAGCCCATCAGGTCAAGCAGCTTCGTCGGGTACGTCGAGAAGTTCGTCTCGATGGCGAGCAGCGCGTCGTTGTAGTACTTGCCGAGGCAGTACATCTGCCGCGCATACGTGTCCTCGTCGTACTGGTGGCGCAGCGTGCAGACCTGCTTGCCCGTGATGTTGTCGAGCACCTGCCCGACGAAATAATCGCTGCCGTCGCCCGCCGTGTCGCCGCCGATGACATACGGCCGGCCGGGGACGACATCCTCGTAGATCGTCACCGCGCCGTCCGGATCGTCCACCCACGCCCAGCGCTCGAGGTGTACGCCGTCTTCCTTGACGACGTTTTCGAAGTAGCCGCGCCTCGGCTTCTTCGCTCGCTCGACGATGAGCAGCCGCTCGCTCACCTTTTTCGCGTCGAACACCGTCTTGCCCGTCACGCCCCACTGGCCGAGGCAATAGACCTGGTAGTAGTACTCGTCCGTCTCTTTGAAGGCCTCAAGCGTCGTGATGGCCTCCGCCGTCAGAAAGCGGTTGTCGAGATACGTGCTCTCGTGCACCGTCGCGCGCGGGTCCTTGCGGTCAAAAAACCGCTTTTTCAGCCAATGTGTGATGCTGATCGGATTGAACGTCAGGATCATTTGCAGGTAATAGGGGAAGTCTGTGCGCAGTCGGATGTCCAGCTGGTCGAAGTCCCCCTGCTCCAGCTCGCTCGCTTCCTCGATCCAGATGCCCGTGATGTCGTAGATCGACTTGAGCTTCTCCACGTCGTCGAGGCCCGCGAACAGGATCTTGCTGCCGTTCGCAAACGAAATGCTCATGTCACTCTTGTTGACCTTCGCGCCGCTGTCGGGGTAGAAGTCGGATATCTGCCCGCGCAGCTGCTCAAAGCAGCTCTCGCGCAGCGTCCGCGCTACCTTGCGGCACACCAGCCAGCGGTGCCCCGGCTCGCTTGTCACGCGCTCGAGCACCTTGCGCCCCGCGAAGATCGACTTGCCGCTGCCGCCGCCGCCCTTCAGGACGAGGTAGCGGTGCCGGTCGAACAGCAGCGGCAGGAAGTGCGCGTTGTTCGTCGCGCGGAAGTCCCGCCACCACAGCGCCACCTCAAGCTCTCGCTCATAGGTCCGCGTCTTCGTCGCCATCGTGCTCAAACTCCTGCATCAGCTCGCGCAGCATCGCTTGCCGCTCCTCGAGCGGGATGCTCGCCGCCGTCACGGTCTTTGTCGCCCGCTCGCCGAGCTCGACCTCTTTCTTCTCGCTGTAGCCGTAGTTGTTCGTCAGGTTGAAGAGGATTCCTTTCAGGTCCTTGCCCGGCCGCGTCAGCATCTCGTGCTCGTTCCAGGCCTTCATGCGCTCGCGCACCCGCTCGCCGACGGCCGCGAATTCCTCGCTCTCGCCCATGTACCGGCTCCACGTCGCCCGGTCGATGCGAAGAAAGGCGCACAGCTCGTGCATGCTCGGCGGGATGATGTACTCCGTCACCTCGACCTCTTCGCCCAGCGTGTTTTTCACCGGCACGGGGATGAGGATCACATGGCCCTTGTCGTCTCGCTTGCCGCTGTCCACCATTTCCGTGACCTTCACGCGCCGCGTGATCGCTGCGAAATAGCGCTCGCAGGCCTTGCCCAGCGTTGCCGCCGTGTACTTCTTCTGCCGCGCCATCCGCACCCCTCCTCTCGGCGCGCTTGCCTTGTTTGAAAAAAGTGTAGCAAATGCAACAGGTCGCGAACCGTCAACTTTTTGAGGGCAAAAAAGAGCCGCAAACCCTTGTCAAATCAGGGCTTGCGGCTTTTCCTCGCACGCGCACGCGCGAGAGCATGCACGCAGCGCGCCCAGGCTCCCCCGCGCGCGTCGTCGTGTTGCGTTTTCTGTTTTGTTATTCCCGTTTCGCTCTCGATGAGCGTTCTTTTCTGATCTTGCCCACCTCTGGCAGAATGTAGCGTATGTACTGCGGCATGCCTGGCGCCCATCCGGCACGGAATAACAGCTGCCCGCCGCGCGGCACGCTCAATTCAGCGCCCGACAGCGCCGCGCGATCTTTCGGCTGCGGCAGCGTCAGGTTACGGCTCGGGCAGTATTTTTTCTCATCCGACACGTAGCGCACCTGCACCAGCAGGTAGTGCGCAAGGCCCAGGTAGTCCACCTCGTCATACAGGTGCTCGCAGTGCGTCCCGCCCGCTATCCACTTGCTGCGCGCGATCTCCGCCGCCTCCGTGTTGATGACGATGTGATGGTGCACGCGCACGTACTCGCCCGTCTTGCCGTCCAAATCTGCCGTCACCGGCACATAGCGGAACGGCACCCCTGCCGCTTTGCAGGCGCGCCTCGTTCTTCTCAGCCATAGCTTGAGCTGGTGGTTCGCATTCTTCCAGATCGTCTCAGGGTCCTCCGTCCCGCCGCCGAGCTTTGCAAAGGCTTCGTCCGCATAGCTCAGGCGCATCAGGTGATCTGCGCAGCTGAAATTTTCGTTCAGCAGCCGTGCCAGATGCTTTTCCGCGTTCGCTTCATTCCGCTGCTGCTGCTTGATGTCGCTTTTGAGCTTTCGCTGCGATCGCGTCGGCTTCTCACCCGGCACCCAGTATTTGATTTTTTCGCCCACGGCGCCCGCCGTGTACGTTCGGATGACCCAGTAGCCCTCTGTCATACTTTCACCCTCCATCGCTATTTTCACCATTTGGGGAAGATGGTTCTAAACTCAGCGCTCAAGGAACCCCGATAACGCGCACGCGCGCGTTATCGTTAATCTATTTAATGTGTGTTCGGCCTTCTGTGCGCCGTCGCGCCCTTTCGGCGGCAGCGCACACAGGGCCGAAGCCCTGTCACAGTCTCCGCGGGAAACCCTCGTAATACTTCCGCACGATCCGCTCGAGCGTCGAGCGGGAGAGGCTGTGCTTCATGCAGATGTACGTCGCGTTCGCGTCCGTCGTCACGAATTCGAAAAGTGCCCGGTAGTAGTCCCCGCCGCCGCACTCCATACACAGGTTGAGGATCTTCCGCTGCGCCTTCTCCGGCATTTCTCGATACAGCAGCGATGAAAAATAGATGTACCCCTGCCTCTCATAGCTTACCGGCACGCTCTTTTTGTATCGGAACATCGCTCTCTCCCCTCCTCTCCCGCTCTTTGTCCGTCAGAAGCGGAAATACTCTTTCATGCAGCGCCACACGTTGCGCCACGGATGTGCCATGCACCACTTGAGGCTTTCGTGATAGTCCTCTTTGATGGCCTTCTCTTTTTTTAACGCATTCAGCGCCGCGCACAGCAGCTCTTCCTTGCGCTTCACGTTCGTCTCCGCCTCGCTCAGCTGCGCCCTGATGCTGTTCGTCTCTACCGCGGCCTTGCGCGCGTTCTCTTCCGCGGCCTTGAGCTCCACCATGCGCTCGCCGAGCTGCTTTGCCAGCTCGCGGCTTTCGTTCTTTGCCTTCTCGATGACTTTCATGTCCTCACCGTGGGCCTCGAGCGCCTGGTCGCGCATCTTCTCCGCCTCGTCGATGCGAGAGCGGAGCATCGCCGCCGAATGGTCCGCGCTCTTATACTTCGCGGTGACCTCTTCCAGCGCCTTTTCATTCTCCTCGAGCTTTTCCGTCAGCGTGCCGATCTCTCCACGCAGCTTTTCATTTTCCTCGGCCAGTTTTACGCCGTCCTTAAAATGTGCCGCCGCCTCGGCTTCCGCCGCTTCCTGCTTTTCCACCGCTTCCTCGAGCATTTTGAGCATCTGCTCCTTCGTGACCTTTTTAATGTTGATCTTCTGCATCGCTCAGCCCTCCACGATCATCCAGTCGTCGGCCAGCATATCCGCCTGAGAGGCGAGCCAGCCGAGCTGCACGCCGCTCGTACCAACAAAGGCCAGCGCATTGTTTCCGATGGCGTTGTGATTCACATTGACGTGGAACCCTCCCTTCGTCAAATAGCTGATGCAGCAAGCAAGTTCGACATGCTGGTTCTTGCCGTTCCAGCCTGCGCGGGCGATCTTCATGCCCTTCTTCGCCGCCTCGATGGCGAGACCGAAGCTCATACCGTCAGTCGGGCGATACGCCTCTTCAAATACCTGCTTTGGACTGAAAGATTCGTATCCGTCAGGGTAGCGGACCTTATAGCCGTCTTCCTCGGGCTCCATGCTTCTTGGGATGGGCTGGGTCTTCTCGTAAACTTCGCCGCCCTTGCGGATAGCCGGTACTGCCTCGATAAGTTTTGTTCCGATGTACTGTTTCATGGTTCTGTTTCCTTTCTTTTTCGCCCGCAGGCGTGATTAAAGATGTAACTGCTCGTGCTCGCGCGGCTTCTCGACGAGGATCTTCGCGACCTTCACGTCGCCGTAGCGCTCAAGATCCATCGCCGCGCGCTCCTTGATACCCTGAACGGCGCTCTCCGGCACGTCGGCCTGCAAAATAAACGTCACCTTCATGCCTTTTTCTCCATTGCGCCCAGGTCGCTGAGCCCCCGCTCAATGACGCGCCACACGTGGATGTCGACCATCAGCCCGTCCACGACGATCGCGCGCAGCGTCTCGCGGCTCACGTCCCCGCCGCAGGCCTTGCTCACACGCTCCGTCCACCCCGGGCCGGTCCGCACCTTGTAGCGCACCAGCGCGTCGAAGATTTTCCGCTTCTCCGCCGCGCCGTAGCCCTTGACGCTCAGCGTCGGGAGCGGTTCTGGCGGCGGCGCTTCCGCGGCCGGCCGCTTGTCCTGTCCCGCCGTCCACGCAAGGCCGTCCTTTTCGCTCTTCGGCGGCGCGATGGGCGTGGGCTTGTCCGCCTTCGCGCCCTTTTTCTCGCCCGCGCCGACCATCGTCCGCCGCATCAGCGTGTTGATGGCCCAGTCCGCGCAGTATGTGCAGAAGTCGAGCTTCGCGATCTCCCCTCCGCCCGCGCCGCTCGCCGTCACGCTCACACGCTCGTGCGCGCTCATCCCAGTGATGACCCGCCCGCACCGGTCACAAAATACCCGCACCATCTGTCAGCCCTCCCTTGGCTTGCCGTAACTGCAAAAATCGAGGTTTTCCCGCACTGGCGTGAAAATGCTGCCGTTTCCGTAGCGGAGAATCGAGCGCGGGCAGTGGCAATATATTCCCTTTTTGCCGTCCATCCGGTCGTAAGCCTCCCCGTACTCGCAGTTCTTGCAGTACGGCGCCGTCACCGTGCGTCCTTCTTTGTCGGCCTCGGCCAGCTCGCGCAGGCGCTCGGGCGTAGCGCCCAGCGCCGCCGAGGCCACCTTGACGAACATCGGGATCGATACCGCCGCCGTGATATCTTCCGGCGTCAGCCCTGTCGCCTTATAGGCGCGCAGGTCTTCCCGGTTCCTCAAATAATCCCGAATGAGCTGCTGCACCACGAACCGCTGCGCCATCGGCCACGCCGCAATTTGCTCTTGCAGCTTTTTCAATGCTTCGTCCGAAACCATCCGTCAGCCCTCCTTGTCCTGCCACCCGCAGCTCGGGCATATGTAGGCGTCTTTCTCCGCGTTATAGAAGACGCGCGGCGAGTTACACGTCGGGCAGATGAAGATATCGCCCGCAAAGCCCGGATTGCCCGGCGGTCCGGCAGGGTCTCTGTGCCCCTGCACGACTTCATCGCCGCGTCGCAGGAACTCTTTCAGCGTGCCGCCCCGCTTTTTCAGCCCCTCGTCCATCTTCGTCAGCGCCTCAAGGCCATGCTGCTGGAATTCGATCAAATCGGCCGCTTCCCGCATCGTTCTGCCGATGCAGCTCGTGCCGATCAGGCCTCTGTTGTGGCTCGGGCATCCGTTGCAGTTGTCGCTTGCGCAGCATCGCAGCGCCGTCAAAACCTCGTCACTTGTCATCGCTCTTGTCCTCCTTCGGCTTGGCGCGCTGTGCGATGCTGAGGCAGTCCGGCTTCAGGTCCTGCCATACCGGCGATTTCGGGTCTCCCACGGCCATCATCATGCTCACCTTGAAAATCTCTGCCGCTGCCTTGTCTCTGCGCGCAAGCATACTGTAGACCGCTGTGAGCAGGTAGGCCGATTCGGCGAGCAGGTCTCCCATCGTCCCTCCGGTCGCCAGTTCCTTCACGTTTCCGTTCTCGTTCTTATAACTCAACATGTCTGTGCCCTCCTTAAAATTTGAAGCTCTCGCGGATGACCGCGCCGCCGACGTTCGCCTCCGCCGTAAAATACCGATGGTTCTCGTTGATGTACACGATCTTCCCGTGTACCCCGCCTTTCTTGCCGAGCGCTGAGACGATCCCGTTCGACCCCTCCCAGCTCGTCGGCACCCAGCTATACGTTTCTCCGATCTGCATGCTCAATTCTCCTTCTCCGGCCGCATCAGCGGCTTGAATACTGTCTGCACGCCCTGCATCTGCGGCGTCAGCCACACGCACCACATGACGTCCATGAGCGGGCTTGCGCCCTTTTTGCCGTCTCGCGCCTTGAAGAGGAAGTCCGGCCGCCACGTCAGCGGCAGCACGTAGCTCGGCGGGATCTCGCGGAAGAGCTGCGCCCGCTTCGCCGCGTGCCAATACTGCGCCTTGAGCAGCATCGCGAACGGCTTGCCGATCTCCGCCGCGTGGCGGATAAACTCGTCTGCCAGCGAAAACGGCGGATTCGTGATAATCCAGTCGGCCGCAGGCGCGTTTCCCGGCTGTCGAGTGGTCAGGAAGTCTATCCCATCGCGGATATCCGTGCCGTAGACAGCCATCCCGCAGTCCGCCAGCGCTCGCACCATATCCCCTTGCCCACGGGCCGGTTCCCATACGACCGTTTCTCCTGGCAGCTTGAGAAAGCGCATCAGCGCCACCGTCACCTCCGGCGGCGTCGGGTACAGGTCGGCCGCCTTGCGCGCCTTTGCCCCGTTCCCGCCCATGATCTGGCTCGCCTGAATGCTATTCATCGCACGCCACCTCCTGCACCTTCTTCAGCGGGCAGTAGAAAAGGCAGTTTTTCTTCGCGCAGTCGCGCAAAATTGCCGTATGGATCGCCTTGCCGCTTTTGTCGAAGCGCATTTCGTACCCCTCCGGGTAATATTCAATCCCGGCATACAGCACCTTCGGCTTGCGATAGGTGAGCATCGCCGCGCTCACGCAGAGCTTCAGATAGTCGCTTCGCTTCATACCGCCTCCCCCGCCTTCTCCCGGATGAGCTGCGCCAGCGCGTCCAGCGCGCGGTAGATCTTCGGGCGGCTCTCGTCGTCCAGCTCGTCCGCGATCTCCGTCATGCGGTTCACCGTTTCCTGCGCCTGACGGAACAGCACGCCGAACTCCGCGAGCGCCTTGTTGTCCATGGCCGCCGCGCTCTTCTTTTCCTTTTCCAGCGTTTCGCGCAGCGCCTCGCGCTCTTCCTCGGCCTTTTTCAGCGCCTCCGCCGCGGCCGCCATCTCGTCCTTTGCTTTTTTCAGCTCGTCCTTCGCTTTTTTCAGCTCTTCGGCCTTCTTGCCGAGCGCCTCCGCCTTCTCCGTTTCCGCGTCCTTCTTCGCCTCCGCCACCGCGAGCGCGATCTGTTCCTCGCTCGCGTCCACGGTTTGCACCGCCACGTCCACGGGCTTTTCGCGCAGCGCTTTCAATTCCCGTTCCAGCTCCGCCGCGCGCTCCTGCGCGGCCAGCGCCGTGCCCTGCGCGTTCTCCACCTCGGCGCGGGCGGCGTCCGCCGCGTCCTGCGCCGCCTGCACCTTCGCGTTCGCTTCTTCCGTTTCCTTGCGCTGCGCTTCGAGTGCGCGCCGCGCCTCGTTGCGTTCCGCCTCTGCGATCTTCTGCTGCCGCACGGCCTCTTCAAGCTCGCGCTTGCTCATCTCCACAACGCTCTTTTCCTCCCCGTTGACAAGGTGTTTTTCGCTCGCGAAATTCTCTCGCTCAGATGCCGGCAAAGCCAGTAATACCAAGGCTTTCGAGGTTCCCAAATCCCCCACCAGTGAGGTATTTCCGTACTCCCTTGCAAGCTGCATAAATCGCTGCGCGCTCGTCTCTGAAAACTCCACTTTTTCGCGCAGCCACGGCAGCCATTCCCCGTGTTTGAGCTGCGCTTTTGCCTCCGCCAGCCGCTTGCCGATCTCGATGACGGCCTGTCCGCCGACGCTCTTGTAGAAGATGATCTCGTCCGTGATGGCGGTGATGCTGCGCACCTCACCGGCCACGGCCATTTCCATTGTTTCGCTCATGCGCCTTTCCTCGCTTTCTTGTCCACTTTGTTCGTTTCAGCGAACTTTTTGCGTTGTTCCTCCATGAACCACGGCGTCAGCACCTCGCGCTCCCATCTGTCGCAGAAGTCGCGCACCTTTTTCGGGATGCCGTGCTCATACTGCTTGCGCTCGCCGTGGCGTTCGTTGCCGTAGCCGTGCAGCTGGATCTCCTTCGGCATCGCCCGCGTCAGGTCGATGTTCAGCGTGTAATAGCTGCGCTCTGGCCTGCGGTAGTGCCGCACAAAGAAGATCGGCTTGCCGCTGCAATGTGTCCTGCCGTAGGTGCCCACGCAGTGACGCAGGGTTTTTCCCTCGTCGATCAGCTCCCGCTCCTCCTGTGGGATGCGGATGCAGAGTTCTCCGTCCGTCCATTCCAGCGCCTTGAGCCGGATGTAGACCGGCGTAAAATCCGCCGAGTAGTACTTCACGCCCTCGTGCGCCGCGTACATCTCCATTACACGGTCGTGCGCCGCTTGCAGGTCGCGCGGCCACAGCGTTTCGTTCTGGTCCGCCAGCCACAGCGCCCGCAGCACGCGCCGGTAATCGAGCAGCAGTTGCACGCCGCCTTTCAGCCGCTTTTGCTTTTCAAGGTATTTCACCACATGCGTCGGGTGCAGATCGGTCTCGACGGCCCGATAGGCGCCCAGCAATTTTTCCATGTCGTTCAGGCCGAGCTTGCCGACCTCCTGCGCGAATTGCAGCGCGTCCGCGTTCTTTACAAGCATTCGGTAGCTCGCCCAGCACCGCGCGGTGCCTTCGCTCCAATGCTTCCCGCGCAGCTCGCGGAAGGCTTCCTTGCTCATGCCGAGCATTCGGTGCGGCTTCGTCTCACTCCAATCGACCCACGGGATATTTGGTGCGTCGCGCAGCATGGAATAGTTGCCGCACATGTTCAGATAGTTGTCAATGGTCTGCGTCACCGCATCGCCGAACCCCTGCCGCATCAGGTTTTCCACCTGCGGGTGCTTGCGCCAGACGTGCAGATACGCCCCCGGCCAGGTTCCGCCCGCGCCGATGTATTTGTCCAGTGCCGTCTTCTCGCCCGTCGTTCCGCCGAGCTCTGGGCCGTAGTCGCATACCCAGCCGCCGACCTGCCGTCCGTTCACGGCGCCGTGGCAGTAATAGGGCTGCTGCATCGGGTCGCAGCTCTGCTTGCAGGGTGTCCACGTTACGTCACGCGCCTCGTTACTGTGGCGCACCGCGCGGAAGCGCCGCAGCACGCCGCAGCGGTCCACGATCAGCGCCGCGTGCGGCGAGAACGTCGCGACGTCTGTTCCCGTGTTGTCCTGATACCGCGCCACCATCCAATAGAGCACCGCGAGATATCCGTCAATGTTCAGCGTTTCGGCTTGCAACGCTTGAAGCGTGCGCCCTTGCCGCAGCTCGCTCCGCCGCGTCACGACCACGCTCTGGTAGCAGCGCGGGCAAACGATCGTCTCGTCGTCAAAGAAGATTTGCGCATCGTCGTCTCCCTTGTCGACGTAGCCGTCATAAATCTGTCCGTCCTCGCCCTGCCTCAAGACAATGCCACTCGTACCGCTGTCGCTGACATAGCCCGCAAAAAACTCTTCTCCGCAGGCTGAGCAGGTGCAGCGCGCGCCCCAGCGGCGCTTCCGAGACTTCTCCCAGCGGCCCCAGTCTTCTGCGTCCATGATCTGCGCAATAGGATCCGCAGTCTCCACGCTCTCACGGCTGTAAAGCATCAACCCTGTCCCGAGCATGTCGTTGTCGTAGATATCTTCCAGCACGTCGTTTTGCAGGTCTCCGCATGGCTGGAACGGCAGCTTGTCCGCCAGATTCTCCCATCCGGCGTCTGTGCGGCGGCTCATAAAAAGTCCGCAAGATCCACGACCTTGCGCCTCTCCGTCTGCGGCGCTGCGGCTGTGCCGCGTCCCGGCAGGCCGAAGAACTCGCGCAGGATGTCCTCCGCCTCCGCCGGCGTCACGCACCCGCAGTTGCCGACCTTGTTCTTTTTGGCTCGCTCGGCGATCTTCTTCTCCGCCGCCGCGAGCGTCATCTCCTTGTTCTGCGTCAGGTCTGTCAGCAGCAGTGCCGCCGCGGCCTCGTTGCCGCGGACCATATCTTTCAGCTGCTCACCCACCATCCACACCGCCGAGCGCTCTTTCGGCTGCTGGCCCTCAATGGCGGCAATGGCGTCTTGAATCACGCTCATTTCCCTTGCACTTCTTCCCCGCCGCATGCTATAATGGCGGGGAAGAAAATCTCCTTTCGTGTGTGTTTTTCTTCGTGGCGGTTGACCGGTGCCATCGGTCAGCCGCCTTTTTCATGCGTTCGCGGCCTGCATAGCCCATTCCGGCATGGCGCTTTTGGCTCTCGTCCGCCGGTCCGGCACGTACAGCGGGCAGCGCACGACGCGATAGCTGTCGGTCGTGTAGCGGTAGCACTTCTCGCCGCGCTCGCTCTTTGAGCCGTTGATCGTCGTTTTCTCCGCCTCCCAGCCATTCACTGGCTCGAAGCGGACCGCGTGCGTCACGGGATCTCGCTCCGTCCACGAGCAGCCGCCGCACGCCCGCGCGCACGACCAGCACAGCGTCGGCCGCGTCTGCGGCGCGATAAATCGCTTGTCGTCCATGTGCGCTTCACTCTCCCGTCATCTCCACGGCGATCTTGCCGAGCACCGAGACGACCATCCATTCCGCCGCCAGCGCAGCGCCCGCGCGCGTCAGTTCATTCGCCAGCGCCCCGTAGGCGTCCTCGTTCTGGTCTTTGATGGCGTCCCACATCTCCTTGTGGACCTTTTCAAGGTCGCCCGTCGCCTTCTTCGCGCGCTCAAGATGAGCTTTGATCTCCGCCCAGCTCTCGTTGTCGCTCGCAAAGCCGCGCCCGCGCTCCTGCATCGTCGTTTCCAGCAGCTCCGCCGCCGTGTGCTCAAGATTGCCGAGCAGCTGCGCGCCCGAGGATAAATAGCTCATCTGCGCACCCCTCTCTTTCTCCTCGGCTCGTCCAGCTTCAAGACAAGCACCATCCCGCGCCACGTCAGCCAACCGGCGCCCACCGCCGCCAGCCACGTGACCGTCGGATCGGTCTCCGCCGCCGCGGCCGCCGCGTCCATCGCCAGGCACCCCGGCTCCAACAGGCATAGCAGCAGTACCGCGATCCACAGCAGCACCGTTAGCCGCAACAGCACCGCCGCGTAACGCAGCGCTCTTTCTTCTCTTGTGCGATTCTTTTTCATTTGTTGTTCCTCATTTCTGCAAAGGTGTTTCCCTTGCGTGTTATTGCTTGATGTAGAATTTTGCCTTGCCGCGCATCAGCTCATTGAGGTAGGTCACGCGCAGCCATGACCCCAGCTTTTCGCGCTGCTCGTCGCTGAGCGTGTCCACGTCCACCTCTCCGCCGTCCGTCGTTTTGACGTAGGCCTTTACGATGATCGGCTCCTGTTTTCGCTTCCCCATGCCTGCACGCTCCTTTCCCTCGAATGTATGCCGCCGCGGCATGTCCGCTTGCCATGTTCACTCGACCAGCTTGATTGAATACTCGATCCTCGAGCCGCCATGCCTGACCCGCTGGCGGCTCATTTTTTTAATGGCTTATCGCAGCGCCTCAAAGGCTTCCTCGCTGCGCACCGTCGCCTCGATCTCCGGCGTCGCCCCGTGGTAAACATCCCACGTCGTCGCCGTCTTCAAAGTCTGCATTCTCTTCACGCTCCTTTCGGTGGACCGTATTTGTGTTGCAAAAAAGACAAATTTGTGCTATTCTTGAAGTGCCCCTATTAGGGCGGAAAGGGGCTGTTCTTTTTGGGACAGTTTTTGCATCCGCCCCTGTGCCATAACGTTTGATTCGATTTGCTCCGCGCTCTAAAGCCTCTTCACCATAGAGGCTATTCCGCCCAACCACAGGCGGTCTACGCTGGTGAGCGCAAAAAACCGTGAGTGCGAAACGAATCAGTCGTGTCGTTGCGCGAGCGACGGGGCGGCCCGTCAGGGAATCGGCAGATCGCATACTGCCTAAGTCGCGCAGCCAGTTATAGAAACGGCATCGTCATGTGCCGCCCATTTATGGTGCGTCTGGCTATGGTAAAGAAATTTGCGGCAGAACAGTCGGTGATGACGCACCGGCTGTTTTGCTTTTTCCGCCCTAATGGCGGCACTTCAAAAAATCCGCTTCCGCTCTCTTCGCCGCAGTTTTCTTTCATCGGGAAGTGTCTTTTAGGACACTGTTTGAGCAAAAAAAATCCCGATCGGTGAAGACAGATTCAGCACCTCACAAATTTTCTGGATCTCGCCCAGCGTAAATTCGGATTTACCTCTTGTCTTTCTATAAAATGCGCTTCTGCTCATGTTTAAAAGCTCGCACATTTTCCCGACCTGGATTCCCTTTGCCTTCATAGCGTCGTACAATGCCTTCGAGTTCACGATGTTCACCTCCTTTGCAAGTGTCCTTTACGACACTATATTATCATACCATTTTCGAATGTCAAGAATTATTTTTGTCTTTTACGATACTTTTATGTTGCATAAATGACACCTATATGTTATCATCATCGAAAAGTGAGGTGATACCCTATGGAAATGAAAGATAAAATCAAGCAGCGCCGAGAAGAGCTTGGCCTGACTTTAGAGGAAGTCGGCAATATTGTCGGCGTCGGTAAAAGCACCGTCCGCAAATGGGAGACCGGAGACATCGCTAATATGCGCAGAGACAAGATCGCGAAACTCGCCGTTGCACTCCGCACGTCTCCGGCGTATCTGCTCGGGTATGATGAGACAGAAAAAACCGCCGACCCGAAGGTCGACGGCCTTTCCCCATTGGAAGCGCGCTTGATGGAATTGGTTCGCCGGCTTACCGACGATCAGAAGAAGATGCTGCTGGCCCAAATAGAACTTCTACTAAGTAAGCAAGAATAGCTTCCTGATTCTCAGGGGTAAGCTCGCGGAACTTTGCAAGAATCTCTCGATCAAGTCGGTCAAACATTGTGACCTCTCTTTCCCTCAGAAGCTCCCGATGATTGTATTCGGCGCCGCGCATCAGTATATACCATTCTGTCCCGCCCCGCCACCGGTAAAAATCCCCCCCCGCAAAGGAGTGACCTCTTATGACCCCGCCGAAAGGCTTTACTTCTTCTGTCCCCGCGCCGCTGCCTGATCTTCGTATTGCCGCGGCCTATATCCGCGTCTCCACCGATGACCAGGTGGAGCTCTCCCCCGCCTCGCAGCTCGTCGAGATCCGCAAATGGGCCGCGCGCAACGGCTATATCGTGCCGGATGAATTCGTCTTCATGGACGAGGGCATTTCCGGCCGCGGCGTGAAAAAGCGCGACGAATTCCGCCGCATGATCGGCGTCGCCAAGACGAAGCCGAAGCCCTTCGACGCGATCCTGCTCTGGAAGTTTTCGCGCTTTGCCCGCAACCGCGATGATGCGGTCATGTACAAGTCTATCCTGCGCAAGCAGCTCGGCATTGATGTCATCTCCATTTCCGAGCCCGTGGCCGAGGGCGGCATGGGCCTCATTACCGAAGCGCTCATCGAGGCGATGGACGAATACTACAGCATCAACCTTGCCCAGGAGGTCAAGCGCGGCATGGAGGAAAAGCACCGCCGTGGCGAAGTACAGAGCAATCCGCCGTATGGCTACGGCATCAAGGATCACGTTTTCGTGCCGAAGCCGCCCGAGGATGGCTTTGTGAAAGAGTTGTTCCGCCGCTACCTCGCTGGCGAAGGCTGCTTTCCGCTCGCGCGCTGGATGAACGAATGCGGCCAGCGCACGCACCGCGGCGGCAGGTTTGAAAACCGGACCATCGAATATATCCTGCGCAATCCCGTCTATATCGGCAAGTTGCGCTGGAATCCGGCCGGCCGCACCCGCCGCGACTTTGCAAATGAGAATGTCGTTCTCGTTGACGGTAAGCACGAGCCGCTGATCGACGAAGAGACTTTCAATGCCGTTCAGCGCCGCATCGACGAGCAGAAGCTTTTGTACCCGCGCTATGCCCGCGCGTCCGGAACGCAGAAGCATTGGATCTCCGGCCTTGTCCGCTGTGCCGCCTGCGGCGGTGGCCTCATCGTGAATACGCCGGATTATATGGCTTGCAACAATTACGTGCGCGGCTCCTGCCGCGTCCGACAGACGGTGCGCCGCGACGCGCTGGAGGCTGCACTGATCTCCCGCCTGCGGGAGGACGCCGCCCGCGGTTCGTCTCTGACCTTCGATGTGGTCCGTTCCAGCGACGGCTCCGCATCTTCCCTGTCCGCCGTCGAAGCTGCGCGCGATTCCGCCGTTCGCATGCTCGACCGCCTGCGCGACGCTTACCTCACCGGCGCCGATACGGTCGAAGAGTACAAGGCCAGCAAAGCCGCCGTGCAGAAGCGCATCGCCGATCTCGACGCGCAGATCGCCGCCGCACATAAAGAAAATGCAGCCGCCGCCAATCCGAATCTGCTGCGCTCCGCTCTCCGCGCCGTCGTCAAAACGCTGGAATCCCCCGACACCACCGTTGCCGAAAAGAACGCCGCCGTCCGCAGCGTCACCGACAATATCACCTGGAACAAAGCCGCCAACACCCTCACCATCCACTACCGCCTCGTCCTTTAG